CTGGTCATGATTATCAGCTTGTTTTTGACCGGGTCCTCGTATTCGATGTATCCGAAGCCGCCGACGATTTCGCCTCTGTCAAAGGGGTTATTGATCTCAAAGATGTAACTCTCCACCTGGTTGTCCTTGCTCTTCTTGATTGGTTTGAAGGTGTCGGTGCTATAAACAAGCTCGATGGTTACTGCCTTGGGCTTTTCTACCGCGTATTTCTCGGCGATGTACTGGATCCCGTTATATCCGGGCATGAGGGTGACGTCGTATTTGTTGGTCTTCTTGTTCTTGTAGGGGATCGCGAAAAGGTGATTATCCATCATCATGTCCAGGCCCATCTTAGCGTAGTGGACCACATCGAGGGCCAGGTCGTTAAGGTTGACGTTGTTCCAAGTTACCGGAAGGTTATTATCGTATTTGTGGTCCTTATTGGCCTTGTTCTTGCGGATCCTGGCCTCCTCGGCTATCTTTAGGGCCCTGTCAATCGCTATGAAGTATCCCTGGATAAGTCTCTTCTGGTACTCTGAAACCTGGAGTGCTCCGGCTACGTTGCTGCCAAATTCGCGGAGCACCAGGTTCGTGAAGCGCTCGCTCATGGTGAGCTGCTGGTTCTCTGCAGGCTGCAGAGCTCCCTGGTTCTGATTTGGGGTCTGGTTCTGAACTGCAGGTTTCTGATTCCTTGCGTTTGTGGTTGTTGACATGTGAATTCCTCCTTAACTCCTTAATTTTGATTTGTGAGCGGTATCATGCGCTCATAGTAGGCCGCTCTTCTGTCTTGGATCGAGATGTCTTCCGGGTAATACCTGGCTGTTTTGCTCCAGGATTCGAAGCATTCCGGGCACTGGTAATGGTTCAAAACCGGCACTAGATAGCCTTTTTCTGTGTCCTTGCTGCACTCATCGCATATTCCGTATCCACCTAAAAGCTGAATTTCTTCCTTTGTGGCCTCGTATGCGATGTATCCTGTGGCCGTGGTTATCTTTTTCATGCGTCCACCTCCAGTCGGAGTTTCTTGTCCGGCTCTGAAACTACCAGGCGTATTACCTGGGTGTCCATCTTCAGGAGCCTGGTCACGCTTTCGGCGTTGTCTATGAATACCGGCATTGCCAGGTTCCAGTGCTTCGACAAGGTGTCTATGATCTCCAAGCCGGCGTTTATCCTGGCCGCGTTGTTGGCAAAGGTGAAGGGTACCATTCTGCCATCTTCTGTGGGTATCATGACTTCGCAGTCATCCTTGATTCCGCCGTTAAGCTGCTCCTGGAAAAGTCTGAAGCGCACTGTTTTGAATTTGCTGTTTATCTTGTCGTCCAGGAGCTTTACCTTGGTCTTTGTGAATACCTCGCAAAGGTAGATGCCTCTTTCCAGCTCCTCGTATTGCCTTGAAAGCTCCTTTTCCCTGGCGGTCAGTTCTGCTATTCTTTCTTTCTGGCTCTCTGCTATGAATATCTTGGTCTTGAGCTGCTCTTGCTCCCTTATCTGTTCGTTTAAGGCTTGGATCTTCTCTGTGTATTTGGCTGCTATTGCCTCCATCTGGCCACTCTTGCTGTTTTCCTCTTCGCGAAGTCTGGCAATCTCGGCCATTATGTTGGCGTATTCTTCGGTGCTTTCAAAAGGTGCCGGTGTCTTGAGTTGGCTCTGCAAGGCTTTAAGCTGCAGTTCGTAGTCTTCTATGAGCTGCTCATCCTTCTTGATCTGCTCTCTTAATGTGTTGGCCTTTTCCTCAAGCTCGGCGATCATCTCTTTGCTGCATTCGCGCTGGCCCTGAAGGTTAATCTGCTCCAGGCGTCTGCTCTTCTGCAGATTGAATGCTTCACGGAGCTTCTGGATTTCCTCTTCCGGTAGTGGTCTATGGCAGGTTGGGCAGATTTCTTTGCTTTCATCCCAGGTCTCCCTCTGTATGGCCATGTAATCGTTGATTAAGCTCTCTCTGTGACTCTTAAGTCTTTCTATGGTCCTTTGGGTCCTCTCCAGGTCAGCCTTGGCATCCTGGATGCGATTTGCCACTGTTATCTGGTCCCTCTTCAGGCTGTTTATGGCCGCGTAGGTTCCCTCGTTGAGGCTGCTTGTTTTGGTTGCGTATGCTGCCCTGGCTTCCGCCAGCCTGGTGTTTGCCTCGGATATTTGTTTTCTGATGGCCATTGTTGTAAGGTCTCCGCTTAAGGCCTGAGCCTTTTCCATTTCGAGTTCACTCTTCTGTTTATTGAGCTCCTGGATCTTCTGGTCTATGGCTTTCGGGTCAAGGCCGGTGATGTCAGGTATTGCTCTCTGGGCCTCATCGATGCGGCCGGGTATCTCCTGAAGTTGTTTATTGATTTCGGACTTTTTGGCGCTGGCTATCTTCTTGTATTCGTCCACATCGTAGTATTGATTAGTGGTTCCTGGCTTCAGAAGGAACTTTGGAAGGTCTTTTAGCTCCGGCGTGCTGGCAATAACATCTTCATCGGAGACATTCCCGCAAACTTCCAGCAGGATCTTTCTCCTGGCGTCCCAGCTCATCTCTTCCGGGAAATAATTAGGCATGGTGAGCATCTTCATTTTCTCGACACTGCCACCGCAAAGCGAGAGCATTGTTGCTTCGTATTCCTTCTCCTTGGTTGGCACGCCGTCGATATAAAAGTCTATGGTATGGCCGTCAAACTCTTCTGTGGCCGATCCGCGTTTTTTCTTGTATACCTCGTGGAATACCTTGCGAAGGGTAATTATCCGGCCATCATTCAGTTTGAATGTTGCCTCTGCTGCGTGATCCAGGTAGTGAAGGTCCCCATCTGGTCCTTTGGTCTTTGGGGTGTAGTTCTTTGCTCCAGTGCTGGCCTTTCCAAAAAGCAGCCAGGTTATTGCGTTAAAAACCGTCGTTTTGCCGGTCGCGTTGTCTCCGTAAATGCTGGCGCTCTGGCCATTAAAATTGAATTCCTCTGATTTTAGTCCCTGAAAATTTTCAAGTTTCAATGTTAACAGCTTCATTTGTCATCCTCCTCGTTTCATTGTTTTGGGTTGGATTGACAAACCGCATCTCCCTGGGATATAATGGGAGTGTGGTTGGGTCGTCCGTTAAAGGATGGCCTTTTTCTTTTTCCCCGGAAGCTGCAGCCTGTCTCTGCGCTTCAATCTCCATGCATCTTGCAAGGGTATACTGTGAGAATTCCTCTTCCACGATTGCCTCTTCTACCAGCTTTCCAAGGTACCAGGGTTGCCGTCTTATGCCGTCAGCGTCTCCTTCTCTCTCGATGATCCAGGTGAGTTTCTTCTTGGCCCTGGGAAGCGCCCACTTCATTTCTTCATCTGTTGGTCTTCTCCCAAGGAATAAGGCTGCTTCATCCCTTATAAGCTGGATTGTCGCTTGCATGGTATTCTCTCCTTTCCGCTTCTCTAAAGGCTCTTTTGAAATCTATCCATTCTCCTCTTGCTGTCCATCCTGTATAAAAAAGCAGGATCATCATCGGCAATACCAAAATCTCGCCGCCTGGAGCTCCGGTCCTGCTCTGGTATGTTTCCCAGGCCATCCTTGCGATTTCGACGGTGCACATAGCCGTCAAAATGAGAACTCCTATCTTGATTCCTGCTCTTATGCTCCTTCCTAACCGAAGGGGCTTTTTCTTTATCCTGTTGTTCATTCTGCTACGACCTCCTCTTTAACTTCGTCTTCCTGATCTTTTTCTTCTTTTTTTATTTCAGCTTTGATTTTCTTCCAACAGTCAGGCCCATACCCACGCTCTATGCTCTTAGGGTCCTTTAACGGGCGTTGGCATTTACCGCATACTGTTGACATTGCTCTGCCTCCTTTCTTAATTCTTCAGCTCTGACCATTATCGACCGGCTGTATTCGCTCGTAGTTTTACCTTGTTTCCAGAGCCTTTTGGCTCCACTCTCTCCGCAGTTGTAAGCCATCAATACCAGGTGCGGATCTTCGTATTTTGCCGTCAATTCTGCCAGGATCCTTATCCCTGCGCGAATGTTCTGCTTTGCTTCCAGAAAGTCGTCTATTCCCAGTTCCTCTTTGAGCCATTCGTGGTTGATCTCGTTGATCTGCATGATGCCGTAGTCGTTGGTCTTGCTTATTACCTTCTCTCGGTAGTCGCTCTCCTGGTCCATCAATGCCAGGACCATCTCGTAATCCAGGCCGTTTTCTTCACAAAGCCTGAAGGTGTATTCCTGGAGCTCTGGTGAAAGTGGAATATCTTAAATCCTAACCTGTGGTTCCGGATCCTCGACCGGTTCCGGTTCCGGCTCCGGCTCTGGTGTCGGGTATGGAGTGATTGTCATAGCTGCTATGGTCGGTATTGGTTCGAGCTGCTGTATATGTACTGGCTCGACCGCGCTGGATGTGGTTTGTGTTTCCTGGCCTCTGGCGTTCAAGTCGAGCGTTATTTTGCCTGTGAAAACTATTGCCGTGGCAATTATCAAGGTTGTTGTTTTCCTGAAATACTTCATGACTTGTCCTCCGTGCGCGGTCAAAATCCTTATTGTAAGCCTGTCCAAGTGTAGAAGTTCTGCTGTCGGTATGGTTGCTTTTCCGATCGGGCACATCTTTGAGCAAAAGTAGTTATTCAGTTCTGGTGCGTTGTATGCGTCACTCATTAGAAGGACTTCTTCCGGATAAGGGTTAAGACTACCGAGTTCAATTCGTGCAAGCCTGGTACGGTCAATTCCAAGTAGTTCAGCTGCTCCTTCGCGGCTGTTTAGGCTGTCGTTGCACGCTGCTGCTTCCATTCGTGCCTTATAAAAGATGTTATCTGCGGCTTTCGTAGCCTTTTTGGCCATATATTTGGTCACCTCCCTGCAATATAATTGGGGTGTAAAGGTTCTCAATAATTGGGATTTTACGGGTTCTTGTTCTCACTATTTGAGAACTGATCCGTAAAAAAAAATTGCAGGGTTGACTTCGTAGCCATTCACACAAAGCTCCTCGAATTCGTCGACCGTCAGTCGGATTGCACCAGTTTCCAGTGCGCTTATCCTTTGAACGGTCTTGCCGGTCTTCTTGGCTATGTGTGTAAGGGTTACGCCTTTGCTCTCGCGATATTCTCGGAGCCTCTGATGCATTGGCTTCACGTTTAGCGACCTCCTTTCGTCTTCTCAATTATTGGGAATTCTACTTCTATTTTAATTCTCGGTTTCCGAGATGTCAATAGGAATTTCTAAATTTTTGAGAAATTTTTTCTCAAAAACTACGAATTGTTATATAATGTTATGACTGGAGGTGTAACTTTCTATTTCTGAAAAATTTCGGTACGGTTTTGGTACGCTTCCTTCTCTCCCTGCTCCTTTTCCTCTTCAGGTAACCTTCCCAGGTGTTCCAGGTAAAGCCTGGCCGCCTCGTTGTAAAAATCCGAGCGTGAATAAGCCTTCTCTTCCTGGTTTCTCTCCTCGACGTACTGGTCGATTATATCAAGTATACCTATGGCCGTATGCACCGTAATCGGTACGCGCCTGGTTCTGCCTTTCAATGGTCTTCCGTATCTTGCCATGTTATCTGCCCTCCCTGTTCTTTACTGCTGCGTCCACGAGCCTGTCGAGCTGCTTCCTGATTTTCGGGTCCAGGGTCCGGATCCATCTCTCCGGGATCTCGTTGTATCCGTATATCGCTCCGGCCAGGCCGCCTGTTATAGCAGCGATGGTGTCTGCGTCTCCTCCAAGGTTGGCCGCTTCGATTATGGCCTCCTCAAAGGTTCCGGTTGCTGCTATGCTGTGAAGCGCGCAGTTGAAACTGTCCACGACGTACCCGGTGGGGTTTAGCTGTTTTTTGGTCTTCAGGCTGTATTCGCTGCCTTCGAGCACGTCTCTTATAATCTGCAGAGCCTGCTCTTTATTAACCGATTCGATAATTAAGTGTATCATTTCCGTGTATAAATTACAAGCCTCTGTTGATTTTTTATCCCAGTGTGTCATTTGTGCTATGGCTCCGGCCGTCTCTATGGCCACCGTGGTGTCTGTGTAATAAAGGCCTGGGTAAACCGTGCGCATAAGCGCTCCATTTCCGCCGCTACGGCCTCCATTTGCTTTGCAGGTATATTTACTTGCCTCGAACCATTTCGCCTCGTCTGGCGCGTCATTTTGGCCCAGGAATGCGGCCCAGCGGATACTCATGCTGCAGGTTCCTCCGATGTCCTTCGGTCCGCTCTTGGCCCAGGCAATGAACCTTTTTCCGATGGCCTGGATCGGGTTGCCCGGGTCCTCTATGATTCCTTCAGCTACTGCCAGGGTCATTTGGGTGTCGTCGGTGATCTCTCCTGGTACGACATTCAGCCAGCCGCCTCCGATCATCTCGGTAACTCGGCCATGCTTCCTGGAGATCTTCTCCTTGCTCATGAACTCCAGGGGAGCTCCTAATGCGTCCCCTGTTGCTACGCCGTATAATGCGCCGGCGATTCTGTCTCTTATATCCTTCATTCTCATTCCTCCTCAAAATCCGAATAGCGATAGGTTATGTTTCCGTCTTTAATTCTGTAAATATCGGCTGTTTTTGCCCATCGTTGCTTTACGACAAGTTCCCAGTATTCTTTGTACTCTGTCAAATAAAACTCTGTTTCCTCCATTTGCGTCCTGGATGGGTAGTAATGAAAGCTGATATTCCCCCAGGTTCAGTTCAATGCACTTCTTTTGAAGTTCCAGGATGATGTGTCGGGTTTCCTGGTCCAGCTCGTAGTAAGGTTTCCCCATGATTACTCCTCCCTTATCTTTTCTGCGCACTTGCTGCACAGGTCCTCTTCTACCCAGTAGCAGCCTCCTTCGCAGGCGTTATCCCATGTGCAGCCGCAGACGCGACACTTCCGTTCGTTCTCGTCCTTCTCCTCTTCATCGAGGATGTAAGCTATCATCTCTCTTAATTCGGCCTGCACTACATTCCGGCCAAATGCTTCACAGAAAAGTTTCCGCATGTCTCTATCGCTGATATTGATGTCCAGTTCCTTCCGGATGTCATCGATGCAAAACTCTACAAGGCCTATAAGTTCCTTCTTGGTCCCGTTCCACTCGTCCCTGTATCCCATGTTCTTTCCTCCTCGTTTTGTTTTGCCTGCTCTTGGTTGGTTATCCACCCGCACCGCGTGGAGGCGGCAGGCTCTGCGGGCATAGCGCCTGATGGCGCCAGTCTGTTTAGTTTTCTTTTGTAAGTTCATAATCTTTGACCTGTTTTTCCGTCAGCGGTTCGCTGTATTCTACCCATCCCCATGCCGAGCGCCCTATCTCTTCGACGTATGTCTTAGCATCGTATGCTTTTAATTTTATCGGTTTCCCGGGGAATGCTCCGGGCGATGGTGGTCTTTGCGTTAGGTAGTATCTTGTCATCTTTCTCACTCCTCTATGTTCGTCCTTTTCTCCGTTCCAGTACTCTTGGGTGCCGTATGTTGCCATGTCTAGTCTCTCTTTTGTGGTGGGTTGCCCTGCATGCCTGCAGTTCTTGTCTTTGCAGTTTCTGCATATTTTTTCATCTACCATGGTCTTGCCTCTTACGCATGCGTTTAATATCATCTTTCTTCCTTCTATCTGCTCTGAATTATGGTTATTTGGAACTCTTCGCCCGTCTGCGTTCGAATGATAATTCCTTTGTTATTTGTCAGTATTCCTGCTTCCTCGTAGCTGCTTGCTTCTGTTCCGTCTAGCGTGTTAAATAAATCGTCTGGATCTCCGTACCAGCATGATAGTAAAGCGTCTTGAATTTCTTTTGCGGTTAGTTTTGCCATTTCTATCCCTCCTTGTTTTTTTAATTTCTCGTTTCTTGAGAACATTATAAACCGACGGTGGTTTATAAGTCAAGATATATTTCTCAAATTCCGAGAATTAAATTTGGGCAAAAAAAAATAAGCCCCAGAGTTGTCGTTCTCCAGGGCTTATTCTTATAACTCTATAGTTTCTGCTGCGGTCAGCACGAAGTTCTTCTGCTCGTTTACCGTCTGCTCGATCTTGGTCTCAAGCCATAGCATTAAATCTCCGTATAGGTCCTCTATCATCTGTTTTGCTTCGTCTGTGAGCAATTTTAAAGCTATATCCTTTGCTGTGTTGAATGCTATCTTCTGTGCTTCCTTGTCAAATTTACCCTGTTTTTTCAGGGTATCGACATATGTCTGGGCCGTATAAGTGACGGCCTGAAGCACCGCGTCTGTTGCTTCCTGAAGATACGTCCTGATGAGCTCGTTGTTGATCCTGGTCGTGGTCTGCTCTGCTTTGGCCTTCAAGTATTTCACCAGGTAGGTAACCAGTACCGGTATGGCCGGAATAACTACGACCTGGACAAGGGTTGTTAATATTTCCTTCATTGAAACTCCTCCTCTTTATTGAAGTATCAAGTCTTCAAGCCTTACGGCTGCTGTGACTTGACCTTTAAGGCCTATTACCACTCTGTTTCCGTTTATCTGCAGCACGTCATAAACGGTGTTATAAACGAAGCTGGCCAGGCTTCCTCCTGTATATGTCTTGGCTCCCTTTTTAACCTT